GCAGCACAAGCTGCAGAACAACAACAAATGGCACAGATGCAACAAGTTGCACAAGCCGGAGGAGATATAGCACCACTAGCAAAAGCATTGCCAGAAGAAGCAAAAGCATTAGTGGAATAGTATGGAAACAAAACAACTAGAAAAGTTTTTAAAACAATTACAAAATAACTACAAATTTATATTCAGTACAGATGAAGGTAAGGAAGTTTTATCTGACCTTGAAAAAAGATGTCATTATCATTCTACCACTAACGTAAAAGGTGATAGCCATGAAAGTGCCTACATGGAAGGACAACGCAGCGTCATTCTATTTGTCAAATCAATGCTGCAAAACAATAAGGATAAATAATGTCAGAAGAACAGATAACACAAGAAACTGTGCCTGTAGAAACAACAAGTACAGAAACACCTCAACCTACTGCAACACCTGTCTCAACTGGAGATACTCCGGCAAGTTGGAAAAGTTCTATCAGTGAAGAATTTAGAAACGATCCAAACATTGAAAAGTTTACAGAGATAGATGCGTTAGCTAAATCTTATATCAATGCAACAAGAATGATTGGTCAAGATAAAGTTGCTGTACCAAATAAAAATTCAACAGACGATCAATGGAATGAAGTTTACGCAAAACTTGGCAGACCAGAAACTCCAGACAAATATAGTTTAAATGTAAAATCAGATGTTGTAAACATGGATGAAAATGCAATAAAAAATTTTGCAGAACAATCTCACAAACTTGGTTTAAATAATAAACAAGCAGAAGGCATATTAGATTTTTATAAAAATAATATGGAAGGTTCTTTGCAACAAGCAAAGATAGATACTGAAACTGCACAAGCTCAATCTGAACAACAGTTAAGATCAGAATGGGGTAGAGACTTTGATTCTAAAGTACAACAAGCTGGTGCATTAGCAAAAGCAAATATTAATCCAGAAGTATTAGATATGCAATTACAAGATGGTACAAGAGTTGGTGATCATCCAGAAATTATAAAAGGTTTTGCAAAGATTGCTAGTATGATGTCAGAAGATAAAATGGTTGCAACTGAAAGTGAAAGTGTAAATTCAGTTACAGATATTGAATCTGAAATATCAGCTATTACTAATGACACTGATGGACCATACTGGAACAAAGGTCATCCAGATCACGATAAGATAGTTCAACAAGTTTATACATTAAGAGAGATGCTCAATGCAGATAAACAATCTTAATGATAATGAAATTCGATTAGAAGTATTGCGGTTGGTTAAAGAGACAGGAACAGAGTTACAGAAAAATGATCCCTTGCCAATCGCAGAAAAATATTATAATTGGATAGTAGGTAAGAAAATTCGTAAGACAAGTTCCACGAACCTTGCTGACAAGAAGGAATAGACTTCTGGTCTAAAAGACTTTAAATCCAAGAATTGCCTATCATTATTGATGGAGAACTATTCTGTTTTTTATAATAACAATAATGTAAACAGGAGACAAATATGTCATCACAAATAACAACAGCATTTGTAGAGCAGTATTCTGCCAATATACAAATGTTATCACAACAAATGGGTTCTCTATTAAGAGACGCAGTTAGAATAGAATCTATCGTTGGAAAAGATGCTTACTTTGACCAAATTGGAAAAGTAACAGCTCAACTAAAGGTTAGCAGACATTCTGATACACCACAAATCGATACACCTCACTCAAGAAGAAGATGTAGCTTGGCAGATTATGAATTTGCTGATTTGATTGATCAACAAGACAAAGTTAGATTACTAATTGATCCAACTTCTTCTTACGCAAAAGCAGCAGCTTATGCAATGGGAAGAGCAATGGATGATGTAATTATTGCAGCAGCACTTGGAACAGCTAACACTGGAGTATCTGGTGGAACAGCAGTTGCATTACCTGCAGCTAACATTACAGCAGTTGGTACTGGTGGAGCTAATACTATGAACATAGCAAAATTAGCTTTAGCAAAACAAAAACTTGATGCAGGAGACGTTGATCCTTCAATCAAAAGACACATTGTTGTTTCTCCAACAGAGATTCAAGATTTGTTAAATAACACCACTGTTACTTCATCTGACTTCAATACAGTTAAAGCATTAGTACAAGGTGAAATTGATTCTTTTATGGGATTCAAATTTCATGTGTCTAATAGACTTACTACAAATGGAGCCGGAAATACTCAATGTATTGCCTTCGCAGAAGATGGTCTTTTACTTGGTATTGGTAAAGACGTAACCGCTAGAATAGACGAAAGATCAGATAAATCTTACGCTACTCAAGTGTATTACTGTCAAACAATCGGTGCAACTAGAATGGAAGAAGCGAAAGTTATTTCTGTTCTTGCAAACTAATCATAGCTTAAAGGAGAAATAATTATGGCTAATTCAACACAATACGCAAAAACAGTTGCGGCTTCACCATCAAAGATCAGTACTACTGAACTTCATGGTAGAGTGAGAGTAGCATACGCAGATTTTACTTCTGCTGCTGCTCAAGAAACTATCAATATGTTCAAGTTACCAGATGGTGCTAGAATTATTGGTGGAAGATTAAATCATGCAGCACTTGGTTCAAGTACAACTGTATCAGTAGGACATGCAGCTTATACACAAGCTGATGGTACTGTTGTAGCACTAGATGTAGATGAATACAAAGCAGCAGCTAGTTCAGCTTCTGCTACAGGTTCAGCTGTTGCATCAACTACAGCTTTGGGTGAAAACTCATTAGTAGATGCACCAGATGGTTTAATTGTTACAGCAACTACTGCTGGAGCAAATGCAACTGGACTTATTACAGTTCAGATGACATACGTTCTAGACTAATAAATAAAATTTTAGGGGGTGGAAGCGAGAGTGGAAACCCCCTAGAGTGCATGAAGAAAATACAAGATTTAAAACCTGTATTACATTTTAAAAAAGATAATTATGTGTATAGGTATGTATTAGTAGATAGGTTTCAAAACGATTCTAAAAATCATTATGGCTTTGATACTAAAGAAGAGAAAACAACAGAAGAAATATTTGCGTTAGAAAAAGATAGACAAATCAGACGTAAGTATATTATAAGGAAGTAGTATGGCATCAACAGTAGATATTTGCAATGGAGCATTAAACCAATTAGGTGCAACAACAATACTTTCACTAACAGAAGATTCAAAAAATGCTAGACTTTGCAACTCAAGATATACTCAAGTAAGAGACGCAGTATTCAGATCACACCCTTGGAACTGTTTACAAAAAAGAGTAGAGTTAGCACAATCAACAACTACTCCTCCATGGGGTTACAAGTTTAAATTTGATTTACCGGGTGATTGTTTAAGATTATTAAGAATATTAGATTTTGATTCTAACTACCAAGTAGAAGGTAGATCAATATTATCTAACAATGAAACTATGAAGATATTATATATATCAAGAGTAGAGGACCCAAATCAATATGACGAATTATTAAGAGAAACATTATCTGCTGCATTAGGTTCAGACATTGCTTATGCCATAACATCAAACAACACTACATCACAAAACATGCTAGTTACTTATCAAGAAAAATTAAAAGATGCTAGATTTGTAGATTCAACAGAAGGTCAAAACATAAGACAAGAAAATGGTATGTCAGATGCTGTAGATGCAGGTACATTCATAAACTCAAGGTATTAGTAAATGGCTAGAGTAGCTGCACAACTTTCAAACTTTACAGCGGGTGAGTTATCACCAAGATTAGATGGTAGAAATGATTTAGCAAAATATTCTGCTGGATGTCAAACTGTAGAAAATATGGTTATTTATCCTCATGGTGCGGCAGCTCGTAGACCCGGAACAACTTATGTTGCAGAAGTAAGAGATAGCTCAAAATCTACAAGACTTATTCCTTTTGAATTTTCAACTACACAAACTTATATACTAGAATTTAGTGATCAAAAAATTAGATTCTACAGAGACAATGGTCAAATATTATCTAGTGGTTCACCTTATGAAATTACATCACCTTATTTAGAAGCAGAATTGTTTGATATTAAATTTGCACAATCTGCTGACATTATGTACATTACACACCCTAGCCATAAAACTAGAAAATTATCTCGTACAGGTCATACATCTTGGACATTAGCAGAAGTAGATTTTACTAATGGACCATTTTTAGATTCAAACATTACCTCAACAACACTAACACCTTCTGCTGCAGCAACAGGATCAAGAACTATTACAGCATCTGCGGTTACAGGTATCAATGGCGGTTCTGGATTTTTAACAACAGATATAGGTAGACAAATACATTTTAACTCTGGTTATGGTACAATTACCGGCAGATCAAGCACAACAGTTGTTACAGTAAATGTAACTACAGCTTTTGCAAATGCTAATGCTATTACTAATTGGTTTCTTGGTGCTTTTTCTGACACCACTGGTCATCCTGCTTGTGTAACTTTTTTTGAACAACGATTGGTATTTGCCGCAACACTTAACAATCCACAAACAGTTTACCTTTCTAAATCTGGTGATTATGAAAACATGGATGCAAACATTGGTGGTACTGTAGCAGATGATGATGCAATTATTTATACAATCGCTTCTAACCAAGTAAATGCAATTAGATTTCTAGCATCAACTAGAACTTTAATTATAGGTACAGCAGGTGGTGAATTTGCAGTTACTGGCGGTGGTGATAATAATGCCATTACCCCTACTAACATTATGATTAAAAAACAATCTAACCATGGTGCAGCAAATGTAGATGGTATATCTGTAGGTAACGCAACATTATTTTTACAACGTGCTAAAAGAAAAATTAGAGAACTAGCTTATAACTTTGACGTAGATGGTTATACAGCACCCGATCTTACCATCCTTGCCGAACACATTACTGAAGGAGGTATTGTAGAGATGGCATATCAAGAAGAACCTTTAGCAATTATTTGGTGCGTTAGAGGAGATGGTGAATTAGTTGCACTTACTTATCAAAGAGAACAAGAAGTAGTTGCTTGGCATAGACATGTTTTTGGCGGAGCATTTGGAACTGGTAAAGCAGTATGTGAATCAGTTGCAGTTATACCAACTGAAGATAGTGAGTATGAACTATATATGATTATTAAAAGAACTATTAATGGTGCTACAAAAAGATATGTAGAATATCTAAACACATTTGATTTTACAGAAACAGATAACACTACATTTAATTTTTTAGATTCTCAACTTTCTTACAGCGGTGCAACATCAACATTAAATGGCGATATTTCTGCAACAGCTACAACAGTTATTGTAGCATCTGGAACAGACTTTACATCATCTGGTACAATAAAAATTGGTGGAGAAATAATTACTTACACAGGTAAATCTACAAATAATTTAACTGGATGTACAAGAGGTCAAAACATAACTACAGCAATAGCTCACACATCTGGTGCAACTGTTAAGCAGGTTGTTAATTCTGTATCTGGATTAAATCATTTAGAAGGTCAAGTAGTAAGTATATTAGCTGATGGTGCAACACACCCTACAAAAACTGTATCATCAAATGCTATTACATTAGATAGATTTGCAAACAAAATTAAAGTTGGATTAGGATATACATCAATATTAAAAACTATGAGAATAGATGCCGGTTCACAAAATGGTACATCACAAGCTAAAACAAAAAGAATATATGAAGTTACTGCAAGATTATACGAAAGTGTTGGTGTTGAGGTTGGACCAGATTTAAACAATATGGAAAGAGTACCCTTTAGAACTTCTGCTAATCCTATGGATCAAGGTATTCCACCTTTTACAGGAGATAAAGAAGTAGAATTTAGAGGAGATTATGATACAGATGGATTTATGATTGTAAGGCAAACTCAACCTTTACCTTTAACAGTTTTATCACTATACCCAAGGCTAGTAACAAATGATGGATAATACACTACATATAGTACCTTACACAAAGGCTCATGGACAGTTTATATTATCCTGTCAAATGAACCACAAAGTATTAGAAGCAGATAGACACTACATTAATGTAGAAGGTGATGCTAAAAATTTAGAACAAGATCATTTAGCTTTTACTGGTATTGTAAATAACGATCCTATTTTTGCTGCTGGAATGAAAATGGTTTGGGGTAGAGTTGCAGAAGGTTGGGTTATAGCATCAAGTGAAATGTGGAAACATCCACTAGGTGTAGCAAAAGC